GTCGCCCGTGACGAGGGCAAAGGAACCTTGCGAAGTCCAATAAGCGTAATACGCTGCGGACCCCGCAAGCCTCAACCGCCTACCACTCTCGCGAATGGTAGGTACCCGCATCTCTGTCCGTTGGAGATCCTTATTCCAACGGATAGGGAGTCCACCTCTTTCACTACGGGCTGGTATACCCGTAAAGAAGTTTCCAATTGGGTACATAGTATTGACCCAAGCGAGTACGGACCCAGCAGCGGCTAATAGGCCGTTGCTAGCAAGCTCCCGTGCATTGTCTGCTAGGGAGATCCAAGCTGAGGTATCGGTAAGCATGTGGTGACGACAACGCGTTATGCGTACATCCGTCCCCGCAAACCACCATGACCCACAAGATTCACGAACCAGTGAGTCACAACAAGTCTTGTTGTGGTTTACGTGCAAACCGGCAAATTCTAAGCAGGAAATCACAATCTCCGTGTAAACATTGGGGACTAGGATATCATCCCCAAAAACGGAAATAGTACGGTTGATCTTCATTATATCGGCGAACATTTCTGTCCAACCGTATCCATGAAGAGTCAGCTTTTCGCTCCAAAACTGATCGAAGCGATCGCTGAAAAGAGACCCAACCGTATTACCCACCGCATATCTGTGCTGCGAACAATAAATTGCAGCAACAGTAATCGCCCAGAATACAAGTGTCTCCGTGAGAAAGCACAAAGCATTTCCCATAGTAAACATTGTATTAATCGGAGCGCTAATGCGGCGACCGTCCGGCAATTCAATGCTGGTAGAACGGTACCTGCTTAGCACACGATACACCTCCTTGGGCAGAAGAACTCTGCACAACTGCTTCGAGAGCAGATCGGAAGCATCGCTCAAATCGATTGTAGCGAACCGAAGGTCCTTACTCATCTGATTTGAACGTCGCTGATCAGTTAATCTGATAGCGGTTCGTGTGAGTGGGTGATGAGCAATCCTGTTATACAGGACGTGCATTAAGCCCTGCTGAGCAAACATTTGCTCTTTGGGTTCTATGCAG